ATTTCTTTTTTAAGTTGCTGCCATAACAGGTACGTGAGTCGTGCATCTTGTTCAGCGTAAAATCCGACATACTCTGCAGGGAGTTTCCACATTTCGCCTTTGGGATCTACGCCGTGTTCTTTAGCTGCAATAATTAAATCTGTTTCTGCTTTAATCTCCCCCAGGTAATCTTTGGACAAAGTATTTAAAGAATAAGACCAGCGGTTCTCATCAACAATGGCTGCAGCAACCATAGTATCAATGATCTCTCCATTAATTTTATAGCCTTCTTGTTCTAACCATCCTATGTCATATTGAGCGTTGTGAAATATTTTAGTGCACGGTAAGGCACATACATCTTTTATATATTTTTTAACTTGAGCTGGAATCATATTACCACCACCAAAATGTTTAAAAGGATAGTAACCTTGCCAACCTTCAGTAGCGACAGCGAATCCAATAATGTTTCCATTGCCGGTTGCCCATCCCGCTCCCTGGCCGGAACCAATTCCTTCATCACGAGTTTCTAAATCAATTGCTATTTCTTTTGCATGGGAGAGATCTTTATATTCTGCAGGGCAAGACCAAATGTGTTTTTTAAAATTCATAGAAAGCTGTAAGCTCATGAATAATCTCTTTCTTTAATTATTTCTAAGCAATGAATTGCCTTATCAATGCTGTTTTCTTTTCCTTTAAGTTTGTGCCTACAGATGTATTTAATAGCTTCTCCTTCTGCCCATTCTAAATGATTTTCTGAAATGAACTGAGCAGGTTCAATCTTAAAACCTTTATAGTGAGTTCCGTCAACTTGTTTATCCAAAGATTCGTAGGTCACTCCTTTAAACATATCTTTATGGCTCATAGAACCACCACTAGCATATAGAGAGATAATAAAACCATAAATCCTAAAGCTACAAAAGTAATTATAAAAAATTGGTTCATATTGTATAAAATGTGTAGTGAACCGTGAGTTCTTCTCCCTCTTCAATGTCTTTAATAGTAACTAGGTCCCATCTCGGGAAGTCATGATCATATTTGTCCTTAGGTAAATCATTAAGACTATTCCATTGCTGTCTAGTTAGGAGAGATTTGACTTTAACACAGTTCGGTTTACTTGAATGATTAATAAATCCACCCATAGGAGTTCTTAACATAAGCTTACCTAATTCAACATGAGACATTCCAAGGTTAGTTCCCTCGGCAAGTTTTGCATTTGTGTAGAGTCCTTGTCCATTAATGCCGGACTCTTCAATAAACAAGCCATGAGGTAAAGGTTTATACATTTTTAATTTTTTCAACACGCTTTTTTACTTTCAATCTAATGTGTGCCTCTTCTGTTATTTTTAGAATATCTGTCCATCCAGTTTCTTTTTTGATTTTTTTTATCATTTCTTTTAAGCGCGTGTAGTAGTTTGCATCAACGGGTTTCCTGAACATATACTAAATAATCCTCTCCTAACGGATAATTATATTTATAATCCGTGCCTAATAAATGAATGGTGTTTCTAGCACGAGTTGCACCTGTATACCATACTTTTTTTTCATCAATTTTTTCTTGCTTATTTTTACTTTTATAATTAGAAGGGAAATTTCCTTTTCCATAAAGCACCACATGATTAGCTTCGCCACCTTTAACCGAATGAATGGTGTCTATAATAATCTGAGGTTCTTCATCTAACTGTTGCTGTCCATATCTTTTTAACAATCTTAAAAAGTATATAATTTGTCTCGGGGTAAAATTTCTTCGCAGAATCCACCACCATTGTTTCTTTTGAGCAGCCTTAGATAAATCTAATCCTGACCATTCTAGTAAGGATTCAAAGTTATATTCCCTAAAATCTGGTTCAGATCTCCAAAATTTATCTGTTCTATACGCAGGGTCTTTTACTTCCCTAATATATTTGTACATTTTTCGAGCTTGTCTTTTATCAATTTTTTTCCCCTTTGATATTCGAGTCCAGGCTTTAATAGCTTCCCATTGTGTGGGATCGAAACACTTGTTACCTTCATTGTCAGCAAAGTAAAGACCTGCATCCTTAGCAATCATTCTTAATTCATTTACAGTTTTATTGATTCGTCCTAGGATATACCAAGTTCCCTCTAGTTCGGAAAAAGGAATTTCTTTAAAACTTAAATATCTTTTTACATACCCTTCTTTATCTTCATATTCATACTCTTTTTCTTCGCTATCTAAAATTCCTCTTCTAATAATTTGAGAGAAGTGATGAACCGCTTCGCCAAACCGCTTTGTCTTTCTCAGTTTTACTTTGCGCCCTGGAAAAAAAGTAGTAAAGTATTTTGGATCAGCACCATTCCATTTATATATTCCTTGATCGTCATCCCCTGCTAGATAAATTCTATCAATATTGGCTGCCATTTTATATATGACTGACCATTGTAGGGGAGTACAATCTTGGGATTCATCTAGAATCAAAACTTTTAAAGGAGGAAATTCTACTTCATCAATAGCTCTTTCAATCATATCATCAAAATCAATGAAGGGTCTTTCCCCTCCTGATCGTTTGTAATGTTCGTAAGTTTTGATCTTCCTTATAAAAACGTCTAATGAGTCTTTCTGATAAGATTCTTTTTTATAAATTTCGGTGGGGTTAATAAGCATATTTCTAGCTTTACTATAAATAGAAAGAGACCAATCTTTATAAGTAAAATTATCGTCTGCTAATCTTTTATCACTTTCTTTAACAATTTTAGTTTGAAGAGCAAAATCAATCATACAATCTTTAGGATCGAATACTTCTTCTTCAAAATATCTTCGACAATATTTATGTAATGTTTTAAATCTTTCAAAATCTTTAGTGGTGTATTGAGGAAAAGCTGCTAGTGCTCTTTCAACCGCAGTGTTAACTGCCTTATTAGTAAAAGAAATGAAAGCAATCTGGTCAGGGGGTATTCCTTTTTGTAAATATCTTTTTAATACTCTTTCCACTAACGTGTGAGTTTTTCCTGTTCCTGGCGGGCCAAAGATTTTAATTGTCTTGTGGTATAGTCTTTTTAGATTCTGTAGTTCTGAATTTTCCTGTGTGATATTCATCATCCAATTCCGTTGTCTTTGTTGTTTTTGTCATAGGCTTTATATTAACATGTTTTACAAATTCAGGCATTGTCACATACCAAACGTTCTGTACTCCCTCAAAATAGTCATGTCTTTTGCAACCTAATAATTGAAAGGCTTCCATGGTACTTTTAAATTTTTTATTTCCTGGTCTAGATAACCAATTGTTTAAAGTACTTCTTTTAAAATAACAGATATTAGTTTTAGAATCTAACACTACATATCCATCTTTTAATTTTTCAAAATCGTCTTGTTCGATAGTTTGTTCAAAGAATGCTTTAAGAACATCATATTTTTCTTCTTCTATTGTATCGGTGTATTTAGCTTGTTCATTTTCATTGGCTCTTTTAGTAAGTTCTTGCAGCATTAACTCAAATAAAGGTGGGCCTCGACGACTTTTGGGAAGAGTCATCCAGAATAGTCCATACTTCAATAGCTTAACTCTCCAGGTTTTTTCATCTCTCATATCCTCCGGTTCCACCGTGATTCGTTGCTCTTTATAAGTGAAGCTGAAATAAATAGTTTTAGAATCTCGAGTATAAATTACATCCTCAAATTCATCCATAATGTCGGGAACCTGTGGACCAATTCCTAATTTACGAAGTTTACATAATTCTTTATTACAAATAGGAGAGAGTTCCTGATGTTTGGGGGGACATTTAAAATGATAACCACTCTGTTTGACGGATTTAGCTACGGCTTTTGCTTCATTAATATTTAAAGGTTTAACAAAACATTGTTTGTTTCTTTGTATTGCAATGTCTTGAAAAGTTTTTAAATCTAAATTACCGTCGGTTTTCTTATTCTCCAGAACCATAATATTAAAAAGGAAATTATTGCGATTGTTTGATGGCCAAGGGTCTGTTATAAGTTTTTGAACACAAGGAGGATAATGTTGCCAATCGGCTTCGGGCTCATATGCATTGGTTTTTAAATTGTATAATTCTTTTACTGTTAACCTTCTTTCTTCTGCTAGATCTAGAAAGGCTCCTATCATCAATGGATTTGAATTATCGTCAAAGGCAAATTCTATGGTTGCGTTCATCTTGTAGTATGGCATTGTTACTGCTTTATTCATCGGAAATACTTCATTAGCCATAAAGAAAGTATCATTCCATTCATCTAATTTTTTTCTTACATCTTCAACGCTTGCCCAATCCTTTAAAAATAAAAATAAATGAAGACCTCCTGATTTGGATTTAACAGGAACTAGAGGGAGTTGATATTCTTTTATAATATCAACATATTTTTTTTGTGAATAATTTTTATAAGTCGTAGGGTCTACATCAATGCACCCCCACTTAACTTTCTCTTTATTTTCGGGTCGTAAACCAATCCTCGTTTGACCATCTAAATGTTGTTGCCATTTAGTTTTAGTAAGAGGTTTGTGAATCGTGAGGTATTCCGCTTGGCGCTTTCCCCGTTCATCCACTTCGCCCGTAAGCGAAGTGGTGATGAACTTGTCAGGATCTCCTTCGAAAAGATCTACTAACCGTTTTAACATTAAAACGGTACAGCAGTTTTCTTAGGTTCCTGGTTTATGTCCGTTGACGAGTAATCAACCTTACCAAAGATATCACTTTTTTTTGCGCTGTTATAAAATTCGCGCGTGACCTCAAGAGTTTTGGCATTTGGTGTAGTAGCAAGATACTTATCAAACTCTACTATCCATCCGTACCAATGATTTTGAGAATTGGATTCTTTAGTAGTTGTCAACTTATAAGTAGTCGCCCAAGTAGGGGGTCTAAAGAAACCTTTAGTACCTTTCAATCTTCGAGTCTGCATCATCGAATTCCAGGTTTTAGATTTCTTCTTCTGAGTTGACTTCATAGTAATCAATGCTTGTTCTTGAGGGAGATAGTCTTTATCTAAAATAAAGACAAAATGATTCCCTGTATCTTCGACATAGTTACCATTAGGTAGTCTATCTTTATTATCCTCACCTCTGCTAGTTTCAGACATAATCGCAGGATCGGTATGTATTTTTACAGGTCGTCCTGGACCGTCGCCTCTGTCTTTCCACTCATTAAAGGTGTTATAATATAAACAAGGAACTACAATGATACCTTCTTTTCCTTTCCACAGGCTACCTGTAACTTCATTGTAGATGTCCCCTTGCTTGGCTCTCTCAATATACTTACCATCATCATCATTTAAAACCGGAGAGTTGGCATAAAGTATTTTGAGTATTGGAAGTTTAGTGTCTTTGGCCGTGATAAACTCTTGACCCTCGCCAGCGGCGCCTTCCAAATCTATTGCTTGTGGCAAGTTTTGCTTTTTTTTCTCTAGCTCTTTAGCTTGAGCCGTGTTTGCTTGTTGCATTATTCCTCCTTCGTGGTTATTTTAGTTTTACTAGCAACATACACACCGAAAACTTCGGATGGAACGTTCTTACCTTCTTGAATTTGTTCTTTTACAAACGCCTTCAAAGTCATAGGTTCCACCTTTTCGGTCTGTTTAACGTTATGCCCTTTTTCTCTCAATTCAGCAACCAAAGATTTGGCTTCATTATCTTGAGATCGTGCAAATGAGAGCAGAACATTATTTTTTATTAAATCCCCGTGACCATTATCGCGAAGCCAAGTAAAAGCTTCTTCGGTACGTGATACAGGAATTCGAGCAGAGTAGAAAGGTTTAACCTCTACTTTAGAGCCATCATCAAGTTTAATTAATGAGACTCCTGCTCTGTGCATTAAGTCAGGAATAGTTTGCTCAGAAAGAGTAGTTTCTGTTTCTTTCAACGTTTTTATTTTGTCGTCGAGAGTGTTAAGTTCCTTCTGAGTTTCCAATAACTTATTGCAAGACTTAGCGATGTCTATTGTCATCGCTGTATCAACCGTTATGGTTGACTCTGCCTCTAAGTCCATAAGATCCTCCTTTTCCCATCTTCATACTATATTGAGTTGACGAAAGCAATTAAAAAATATAAAAACTTTTTATGTTAAAGCATGTATATAAATATGCATATAAAACTTCTCCTTATGAGCATCAAAGAAAAGCCTTAAATCAAGGAGGGCAGTTGAAAAATTATGCTTATTTTATGGAAATGGGTACAGGAAAAACAAAGGTAACAATAGATAATGTTGCTTATTTATGGCAAACCCATGAAATAAAAGAATGCATAGTAATTGCTCCTAATTCAGTCTATCTCAATTGGGTAGATGAAATTAAACTACATTCCCCTATAACTCCTTACATCTGGTGCTGGAAAGTAAACAAGAATATAGATTTAGATAGAAACAGTCGATCCAACAAATTAATTTATATCTTAATGAATGTTGAAGCTTTGTCTCATAAATCGGGACAAACATGGCTACAGGAGAGAATTAATTTAAATGGAAATCAAATGATGTTGGTTATTGACGAAAGCACAACCATAAAAAACCCAACAGCACTACGCACAAAAGCAATCTGTAAATTAGGTAGAGGGGTAAAATACCGACGAGTATTAACGGGATCGCCAGTAACAAAGTCTCCATTAGATCTTTATACTCAATGTGCCTTTTTAAGTAAAGCCTTATTAGGCTTTGAATCTTTTTATACTTTTAGAGCCAGATATGCTGTAATGCATCAGATTCAACTAGGAAGCAATCAGATTCTGGTGCCCAAGTACTATACTAATTTGGATGAGTTAGAGGGAAAGCTCAAAGAGTTTTCTTACCGAGTTAAGAAAGAAGATTGCTTGGATTTACCACCAAAGGTTTATCAGCAAAGAACAGTCCATTTAACTTCAGAACAACAGGAAATTTATCAGCGTCTCAAACGAAAAGCTCGGGCTATTATAGAGGATGAAACTGTTAGTTTTAATAACAAACTTACTGAAATACTTAGACTTCATCAAATCTGTCAGGGATTTTTAAAGACAGATGAAGGAACTCTTTACGAATTTAAAAATAATCCTAAACTCAAGGAGTTAATGGCTATCTTGGAAGAGAGTGATGGAAAGTGTATTATATGGGCTAACTATGTTTATAATATAAAGCAAATTAAAAAAACTCTGGAGGATCGATATGGAAAAGATGCGGTGGTTTCGATATACGGAGAAGATGACGTCAAAAGTCGTAAAGCTGCTGTTGAACACTTTCAACGTGATTCTAGATGCCTGTTCCTTGTTGGTAATCCTGCTACTGGCGGTTATGGTCTCACCCTTACTGCTGCTCGCTATGTTATATATTTCAGTAATACTTACAATCTTGAAGTACGGTGGCAAAGTGAAGACCGCGCACATCGTATTGGTCAAAAAGATAAAGTCACTTATATCGACTTAATGGTTCCTAATTCGATAGATGTAATGATAATGTCGGCGCTCGATAGAAAAGTAAAATTAAGCGCTGCCACTCTAGGCGAAGAAGCAAAGCGATTTTTGTAAAAAGCTTTTTTTTAAGTTTATACACTTTGATACTCAACAAAAATTTTCTGCCTTAATTCACTTCACTCAATTCTAAATGATTTCTAAAAAGTGCTACTGATATAATAAGGGAATATAAAAAAAGGAGCACGAATGACGTTTGAATGGAAACATCCTAAGTACTATGCGGAACTTAGGAAACTTCGCAAGGAAGAGGAAGCTAAGGAAGAAGAAAAAGAGGAGGGAGAAGATTCTGAAGAAACTGTAGATGGGAAATAATGGGACAAGAGATTTAATTTCCCTAAAACTTAAGACCCTTGTTTTTTTAGATTCTCGAATCGTTCCACCCGTTCAAACCATAGATTTTCGTACTTATCTAGTAATTGAGAATCCATTTTAAATTCTTGGTACAATCCATCTTTAGTACAAATACAAATTAAGCCCTGGTTAATAGGACCATATTGTTCTTTATGTGCTAGAGAATAAGCAGCTATTTGATAATAATAATCTATAACATACTCTTCTCTCTTCGGGCGATTTGACTGCTTGAAGTCAATAATAGTAGGAATATTATTATATTCTCCTACTGCATCAGTTGATCCTGCCCATCTAGCTTTGTAGGCTAGGTTA